GTCCTTGTCTCTAGGACGCTATTAGGTTGTCAAGCCTAATAGCACAGCGGTACTCCACCGCTGCCCTACCAGACCCTCGAAGCGAGGGTCGCCGTTGGGTATTTCCCAATTGGGAGTTACCCTACTCTTAGAGTAGTAGTTCGGGACCTCATGCCTGAGGCCGATCCTACTCTCTCGTAAGCTACCGCGTAGAAACGTAACGTATAATCCGTCAGGATTATACGCGCGTTTCCGGCCAGCGTTCCTAGGTACCCAAATACGGTCATCGTAAACGGTTAGAAACTTGGGTCTTACAACCCAAGCTCTATACCGATACGACCCGTTTTTATCCCTGGTGTATTTAGCCAAAGATAAGGGCACATGAATGCCGGCATCATCACTTTCACAAGGCGGTACAAATACGCCTGGTACGCTCTTAACTAAGACACTGAGTGTCAAAGGAAGAGGGATACCATGCTTGCTTGACCACCTGATGAGGGTGTTGATCGCGATATAGCGGTCATGGGGGCGGTCCAGTTTGGACAGAAAGACTGGCCGTATATCGATGCCTTTGAAAGCATCGACCCCACATGACTCACGAAACGGTCCTTCACAAAAGGACTTTGCGGCGTTGGGAGTAAAACCAAAGAGCCTAAGAAGATGTATAATACGGTTGTAGACTTTCGCCTCAACAATAATATCATCACCAAAGACTCCCCAGTTTCTCTCAACAGAACGACCAAAATGGTCGCGCTTTCTGCCATCAGACCTGGTAATACCAAGTTGACGATAGACAGCCGCAACACAGGCCGAAAAGATAAGAGTTTGCAACGGGAATGTGAACCCGTTACCCATACTACTTATCATATGTAATTCCAGCAAGTCGCCCGATGGCAACTTACAGGAAGGGCTTCGTAGTTGAAGGAGCCACGAGAGAAAATCTCGTGGGAGTATCTCCCTCAAAAGCGAGATAGATATCGTGTCAGAAGCTGAAGTCAAGTCGATAGTAGCAAAACTATCATGACG